GCACAAGAATCAGAAAGAGTTAGGGCAGAAGCAGAAGCAAAGGCAGAAGCAGAGCGCATAGAGGCGGAGATTGAAGCAGCAAGAATTAAAGCAGAGATAGAAGCCCAAGAAGAAGCAGATCGGATTGCAGCAGAAATTAAAGCAGCAGAAGAAAAAGCAGAGGCAGAGGCAAAAGCAGAGGCAGAACGCATAGAAGCAGAGCGCATAGCGGAAGAAGAGAGAATTGCGGAAGAGGCAGAGGCAGAGGCTGAGCGTATAGCAGCAGAAGAAGAGGCTATCGCAGAAGCAAAGGCAAAGGCAGAGGCTGAGGCACTTGCAGAAGAAGAAAGAATTGCGGAAGAAGCAGAGGCAAAAGAATTAGAAGAAGAAAAGGCTGCTGAAGAAGAAGCAAAAGCAGAAGAAGAAGAATTAAAAGAAATAATTGCAGATGCTAAAGACGGAAAAGAATTAACTGAAGAACAAACAGAAATTGTAGTGGCAGCATTGATAGAAAATCTTAAGCCAGGAGAATCTATTTCTGCAGCAGAAGTTCAGGCATCTGGAGTATCTTATGCAGATCTTCCAGCAGAGACACCAATTGAAATTCGTACAGATGAAAATGGAAATGCATTAATTATTACAGCAGAGGTTGCTGCAAATGTAGAATTGGTTCAAGATCCAGGGGCATTATTAGAAGCAGCATTTACTGATCCAGGAGCAGCACTGGCAGCACTTGGAAGTATTGGTGCTGATATGACAGATGAAGAAAGAGAAGAGGCAACAGATATGGTTGTAGCAACAGTAGTAGCAACAGGAGCGGCAATTAACGCAGCAGCCGTTGCAGCAGGGGGAGCAGCAAGTGGCTCTGGTGGTGGAGGAGGTTCTAGTGGAGGCTCAGGTAGCAATTCACCAGGTTCGAGAGGAGGAAGAAGATGGTAAGAATACTAAAAAACATAGTCAAAGATCTGATAGATCAGGCATGGACTCTCCTTGGAATGTTTATTGCTTGGGTAGTTCTTGATGGTAGTGCAAAAACCATAGTGGGATATGGAATTATAGCCACTACTGGACTATGGATTATTACTAGTCCATTTAGAAATAAAGAAGAGTAGTATAATAAATCATATGAAAAAATTTATAGCCCTTGTATCAACAGTCACCTTGTCATTGATGCTTACATCTTGCGGTATGTTAGAAAATAGATACCGATATGACTGCCATGACCCAGAGAACTGGTATAATAAAGAGTGTACAGTTCCAGTCTGTTTAGCAGATGGATTATGTACAAAAGATATACTTGGTTTTGATCCTGCGGAGGGGGGAGTAAATGAGTAAAAAAAGATATTCATCAGATGAATTAGATGCAAGACTAAAGTTTTTCCTTGGCATGACACTAGGAACAATTTTATTGTTTACAACAATGGGTATTCTTTATGCCCTTGTTTTTGTAACACAGCCAATAGGTGAGCAATCAGAAAATGATAAGATGTTCTTTAATGTTTTGTCATCTGTGGCAACATTTATCACAGGTACACTTGCTGGTATTTTAATTGGTAAAAATGGCGGAAGTCCAGATAATTCACAATCTTCTCAACCATATGAGTCACAATCTATTCAAACATCTGAGTCTGCAGTTAGCCAGGTAGCAGATGATCTTGATAACTTAGATGACTTTATTGAATAAATAACAGCCTGTTTGACACTATTTGGGGTAGATGGTATACTTAAATATACGCATCTAAAGGGGTTTTTGCATGACTTGTATTGCTGTAGTAAAACATGAAGATAAAATTTATATGGCTGGTGACCGTGGTGCATCAGATGATGGAACCATCCTTGCTTTAGATGCTCCCAAGGTTTGGAAAATTGGTCCGTACTTAATTGGATATGCTGGTGCAATGGATGGCGAAAGAATTCGCTACAACTTTAAACCATCTGCACCTAACATTAAAGATACAGATAGGTTTATGCAAACAAGGTTTATCAAAGAACTTAAAGAATTTTATAATGAGTTCTGGGTAGATACATCCAAAGATGGTGATCTTGGTTTAATTATTGCAGTACGTGGTGAAATATATGAGCACAGTTCTGCAGATATGTCTTTATCTAAATACACTTTGCCCTATCTTGCAATGGGTTCTGGTGCAGAATATGCTTATGGTGTTCTATATGCTACCGATAAACAAAAAAATGCAAGGAATCGTGTAGTATCTGCGGTATCTGCAGCAATTAAATTTAGCCCATCATGTATGGGTCCAGTTGACGTGGTAAGCATTTAAAGGTATACTTGTATTATGCATAATGAAGACAGTGTGGAAGATGAAGAATTTGGTATCTGGTTAACAAATGGAATTGATCGGGGATGGGTAACAGAACCGTATTGCAATACCCATGATGGTGGATATCAATATATGGGTGAAGAAGAAGTTCAAGAATGGGAAGACGGTGGCGACCCATGTTGTCATGTAGTCCGTCTAATGATATAAGGAGATAAAATGAAAAAAATAGCAGTGGGGTTAATTGCAGCAATTAGTTTGGCAGTTTTACAGCCAGCATATGCTGAAGATAAAAAGTCAATCGTTATTATTGACACAGCAGTAGACACATCCTTGCCAGCGTTGCAGGGTAAGATTATTCATGAAGTATGCCTAATGGAAGAACTTCGTTGTCCAAACAAGAAGTCTTTTATGGAAGGCACAGGATCAGCAACACTTCCAGCAAATCAAGTGTACGCTGGAGGATTTGCACACGGAACACAAATGTCTTTAGTTGCTACAAAAACTAATCCAGATATTAATATTGTATTTATTCGTATATTTCCTATGGATAAGAATGGCAATGTTGCATATAATGCTGCAAATGCTAATAGCACAGTTAAGCAGGCTCTTGATTGGGTAGTTAACAACAAGACAAGGTTTAATATAGTAGCGGTCTCTGCTTCTGTTGGTCAAAAACCAGTAAGAACTGGCGCTAACTACTGTGCCATTAATAGATTCGATTCTGGTTTAAAGTCTTCTATTGCATCTTTAAAAACTTTGGGTGTGGCTTCTGTATTTGCAACTGGAAATGATAGAGATAAGTCTCGTATAAACTATCCAGCATGTCTAACAGACGCTATAGCAGTTGGTTCTATTGGTCCTAGAGGAAACACAGAGTCATATAACAATGATTCTGCTGAACTTGATTTTTATGCTCTTGGCAGACATGAACTTGCTAAAGAAAATGTATCAGGAACTTCTGCTGCAACTGCCGCTTTTGCAGCGTATTGGGCAAAATCTTATACCAACAACTATCAAATGACTTATGATTATCTAAAGTCTATTGCTACAACGTCAGATACAAACAAAAATAATACAGTTGTTGATGTTTTAAAGTAAAAGGTTTTGGTCTGTAACTCAGTTGGCAGAGTGTAGAACTGTTAATTCTAAAGTCGTAGGTTCGAGCCCTACCAGACCAGCACTGGAGATATTGCATAGTGGTAGTGCGTAACCTTGCCAAGGTTAATGTGCGAGTTCGATTCTCGCTATCTCCTCAAAAGTTTGGTATAATAGTAAGGTACTGCCTACGGGGGTACATTAACTTATTCGCTTGAAAGGGGAATAAAATGGTAACACAGTTCGCTATGGATCTTTTCAATGATCCTTTTTTTATTGGCTTTAACAGAGAACTAAGCCGTCTCAATACAGCACACAAGGTAAACTCACAGTCATATCCTCCATATGATCTTCTTAAACTAGATGAAGATACATACAGAATATCGATTGCAATTGCAGGCTTCACTAAAGATGACATTGATGTTTCAGTAGATAACGGAACACTTATTATTAAGGGTGAGGTTATTGAAGTTACAGATGCAGAAGTTGTTCACAAAGGTATTGCAGGTCGTAAGTTTGTACGATCCTTTGCACTTGGAGAATATATGGAAGTAACAGGGGCTGATATGAAGGACGGTATGCTACACATCAATGTAGATCGTGTTGTTCCAGAAGATAAAAAGCCTAAGACAATTAAAATCAAGTAGTACAATATAAACAGTCCCTACACAGGACCTTAGAGATGGTTTAGTTACCCATTTACATGACCGTGGCTATCGTGCCTGGATTGCCTGTGTAGGGCTTTTATAACCCTGATATAATGATAGTTGTGACTGACAAAGAGTTGGTGCATTACAATAAGCAACAGTTTAAGAAAAAACTGTCAGAGATAAAAGAGTTATCTGGTTGCGTAGATTGTGGAATAACTAATCATATAATGCTAGATTTTGATCATCTAAAAGATAAAAAATATAACATATCAAGAATGATCCATGATGGATTCTCTTGGGCAGCAATCAAAAAAGAAATTTCAAAATGTGAAGTAGTTTGTGCTAACTGCCACAGAGTAAGAACCCACAACAGGTTGACAAACAAGAGTGCATAATGCTATAATTAATATATAGCCAACAAACAGGAGGAACCCAATGGCAGCAAAAGGCTCGTTAGCAGCAATCATAGAGATTGCAAAAGCAGAAGTAGGAACTATTGAAGGTCCAAAAGATAATGAAACAAAGTATGGAAAGTGGACAGGCGCAAACTTTT